TATCTGCGTATTGAAGATAGACTGAAAGTCTCAGGTAGACTTGAAGCGGACTCTGCATCATTACTGAATGTTCAGTTTGACACAACTAGGTTTGATTCGCATCAACCATATAGTGAAGGTCTATTATACTACGATGCCAAACATAAGACACTGAACTATAATGATGACATCACTGGTATGAATCACGAGATTGGTGTTCAAGAACACCAGCGTGTCTTCAACAATACTGGTGCATTAATTAGAAAAGGTTCTGCACTATACTTTAGTGGTAACTATACTTCAGGTATTATTGATGTTCCGACTGTTGGTCTTGCAGACGCAACAGACGTAAATGCATATAACGCTCAAGGTATTGCTGCTCAAGATATTGCAAACAACTCATACGGTCACTGTTTGATTGCTGGTCAATTGACCGAAGTAAACACTGCACACTTGAGTGACGGAACGAACTTCTTCGTATCCGTTACTACGCCTGGCTCACACCAAAACGAATCTCCGACATATCCAAACTTCCCAATGTGTCTGGGTTGGGTTGTTAAAACTGGTGATTCAGACAATGGTATTCTGTTGGTCAATCAACAGAACCACTCTGTTCGTTCTTTCCGTGTTCAGACATCTGCACACATTGGTACAGACTTACAGGTTGACGGTAACTTAACCATTTTAGGTAGTACCACTACTGTAGGTACTTCGAACGTAACACAGGGTGCACCGTTCTATCGTCTTAACGAAGGTGATGCGATTGGTGAAGCAGGGACAGCGTTTACTGGTACTGGTCTTGACGATGCATTCTTTGCAGGACACTTTACAGGAACTACTCCACAAACTTACTATGTCAAGATTGACGGTGTAGGAACTGGTGCAGGTGGAGTTGATACCTTTGCAGTTGCTCTAGGTAGTGACAGTGCGTTTGCATCTCCGATTCTTATAAAACAAAACATTACAGGTAGTCCACAACTCATTCACTCTGCTGATAATATCTCAGTTGAGTTTGGTGCAACTACAGGTCACGACTCTGGTGACAGATGGTCGGGTACTGCATCTCCTGTAAACGTAGATACTGGTTTCTTCACAAACCGAAACACTGGTACAAGTGGTGTTGGTTATACTCATATGGGTATATTCTTCGATGTCACTGATGAGAAGTGGAAGTTAGTAGATGAATACGACTCCACACCAGTAGGGTCAATCAATACTGGAGACGCATCATTTAGTCTTGCGACTCTTGTTGCAAGTAGTTTTGAAGGTAATGTCACTGGTGCATTAACAGGTAATGCAGATACAGCAACCGCACTTGCAACTGGTAGAAACTTCTCCTTAACAGGTGACATCACTGCAAACGCTGTATCGTTTGATGGTACAGGTGCAGTTACACTTACAACTGCATACAATCCAGGCAGTATCGTAAACGCAGATATCAACGCATCTGCAAATATCGCTGATACTAAACTTGCGACTATTAGTACTGCGGGTAAAGTTCAGAACTCTGCGACTACTGCGACAAATGCAAACACTGGTTCAACCATTGTTGCTCGTGATGCATCTGGTGACTTTAACGCAGGTACAGTAACATTAGACGAACTGTTTGTCGGTAATCTGCATGTAGACTCTGCAGATATAACTACCATTGCAAGAGCAGGTATCAGTGGATCTGGATCTCTGTCTTACAACTCTTCCACTGGTGATATGTCTTTCACAGAAAGAACCGCTTCAGAAATTTTGACTGAAATCAAGACTGTGGATGGTGCAGCGTCTGGTCTTGACGCAGATTTACTAGACGGGCAACAAGGATCTCATTACAGAATAAACGTGTATAACTCTTCGGGGACACTACTTAACTAAGGTAAAGAAATGGCAATTCCAAATACAAGAGATGAATTAATTGACTACTGTCTAAGAGCACTAGGTAGTCCGGTAATCGAAATTAATGTCGCTGACGAACAGATCGAAGATCGTGTTGATGAAGCGTTACAGTGGTTTCGTGAACATCATCCGGATGGATCTAGACGTTTCTATTTGTCTCATCAAATGACTCAATCTGATATCGACAATCGATTTATTGATTTGGGTACAGATGTTATGTGTGTCGTTCGAATGTTCCCAGTAGAGAACGTTACTGCATCAACCAATTTCTTTGACATCAAATACCAGATGATGCTAAACGATATTACTGACCTAAATAACTACGCAGGAGATATTGCATATTACGAACAAATGCAACAACACTTGTCGTTACTTGATATGAAATTAAGCGGTGTCCCTATTATCAATTTTGATAGACAGGGTTCTAGACTTCATTTCTATCATTCAAAAGAGGACTTTGTGGTAGGTAACTATATAATGTTAGAAGTATATGCTGATATTGATCCGGACACTGGTGTGTTAGCGGATTATAATTCTCTGTGGAATCACAAGTTTTTAAAGAATTATACCACAGCATTGATCAAACGTCAATGGGGTATCAACATGTCTAAGTTCGAAGGTATGACACTGCCTGGCGGGGTGACCATATCGGGTAGACAGATTCTCGAAGATGCGAATCAAGACATTGAAAACGTCATGACTAAATTTAGGGAAGAAGAAGATATCGGGCCAGCGTTCTTCGTGGGGTAATTAATGGCAACTAATCCATGGGTTTCAAGAGGTGCACGTAACGAGCAAGGCTTGTACGAAGACCTAGTAATAGAGTCTTTAAAGTTTTACGGAGAAGACGTATATTACCTACCTCGTGAAATCGTCAACAAAGATAAAGTGTTCCTTGATGACGTACCGTCACGGTTCTCTGATGCCTATAAGATAGAGATGTATATTGAGAACCAAGAAGGGTTCGATGGCGAAGGAGATCTGTTTTCTAAGTTCGGTGTAGAATTACGTGATCAAGCAACATTCGTGGTTGCACGTAGACGATGGAAGAAACTGATCGGGGACAAACTGGATGCATATAACTTCCGTCCACGTGAAGGTGATATCATCTATCTGCCTATGTCTCAGTCCATGTTCGAGATCTTTAAAGTCGAGACAGAAACTCCGTTCTATCAGTTAAGTAATCTACCAACCTTCCGACTTCAGTGTGAGTTGTTTGAGTACAACGATGAAGACTTTGATACTGATGTCGATAATATCGATGTGGTTGAAGATGAGTCTGCATATCAGTACAAACTCACTATGCGTTCACCTGCAGCAGCAACCGCAACTGGTACTACTACGATTAGTCCAGACGGTGTTGTTGGTGAAATAGAAATAGAAAGTCTTGGTTTCGGATACACAACCGCACCTACAGTTACTATTGGTACTAACCCCGGCGGTCTGTCAAAACTCGGCAACAGTTCTTTAGATGTTAACCGTGGTCGTGGTCTAGAACAAACTTACGCCTTGACGGGTGCACAAGGTACAGTAGAGATGTGGGTTCAAACAACTACTTTACCTAATGCAGGAGAACAAGTAGTACTGTTTAAAACTGGTGGTAGTGGATCTGATCCAGAAAATGTTTACTTCTGGGGTATTGACAATTTAGGACAACTGGTATATAGTAGAGAAGATAATGGGGGAGGTTCAATCACTAGTTTAACTGGTGGTACTGCTCTATTCGCCACAGGTACTTGGCACCACATACTGATTGGTGCATTTGACACTAATAACTTAGTAATCTATTTTGACGGTAACAAGGTTCTCGACACACTTCTCGCAGGTGTGACATGGAACTTTGTAGGAACCAACGGATTCTCTGTAGGTTCTACTGCCGCACGAACAGTAGATGGAGTAGACTGGAAAGCACTCAACGGATACATTGATGAGTTCCGTGTACAAACTGGATCTAAGACACAAATTTTAGAACCCAGATATTCAACTCCGGGCAACAGTGATTCTATCGATACCGATGACAATGGTGCTGAGTGGACTGCTAATCCAACTTACGATGCAACACTACAACACTTCAATGCGGTCAGTGCAACTGCAACTGCAACAATCAATACCGATGGTACATTGAATGCGGTAGAACTTCTTACTTCAGGTATCTACTACAACGCTCCACCTACTATTACTTTTTCTGCACCATACTCAGGTGGTAACTATAAGAAGAATGCAGTGGTCACTCAAACTACACCATCCTATACTATAAGAGGTGAGGTAGGTAGATGGTCTGATTCTGACAACGTTCTTTATCTCGCACACGTAGGTGCAACAGACGGAAAGTATCATACGTTCAATACAACAAATGCTCTTGTCAGTGACGCTGCCACTTATTCACCTAGTCTGGTCGAAGAGTTGAATTATATACAACAGATAGACAACGTGGGTAACGACGAACCTGTCGCACAGAATAAATACTTTGATGACTTTGAGGGAGACTTCCTAGACTTCTCTGAGAGTAATCCATTTGGAGACATGTCGTAATGTTTGGAACTCATTTCTATCATAAACGTGTTCGAACTGCCGTATCGGTATTCGGATCTATGTTCAATAATTTATACGTATTACGACAGAACTCTGCCGGTGAGGTTATCTCTCAGGTTAAGGTTCCTCTATCATACGCACCTAAGAGAAATTTCTTAGAACGTCTTCAACAGATGACGAATCAGGAAGATGCGGAACGTAGAGTTGCGATGAAGTTGCCTCGCATGTCGTTCGAAATAACTGCAATGACATATGATTCTATCAGACAGTTACCGAAGACTAATGTCTTCTCGACTTCTATCGCAGGTGACAACACAAAGAGAAACAAGTTCTTCGCAACCACACCCTACGATATCTCGTTTGATGTAAACATATACGCAAAGTCTCAAGACGATGCGTTACAAATTGTCGAACAGATTTTACCATACTTTAGTCCTCAGTACACAGTCAGTGTAAAACCCTTTGGGGCAACTCATCCGGACATCAAAGAAGATGTACCGATTATTCTACAGTCGATATCGATGAGTGATGACTTCGAAGGATCTATTGGGGATCGTAGAACGATTGTTTACACACTCAATTTCAATATGAAAATTGCATTCTATGGCCCGATGAGTGATAGTAAACTTATTCGTGAAGTTAACAACCAACTATATATTCTTGAAGGAGATAGTAATACTCCAGTATTCCAACATCGTATACAAATCACACCAACCCCTGTAGGAGTGAGTGTAGATAGTGATTATGGATTTAACGAACTCTATGTGGATAGTGCATTATAATGACAGACAAAGTAGAAACGGATCACGAGTATTCTCGTGAAGTCCTCTATGACCTAATTGAAAAAGGTCAAGAGGGTATTGAAGAGATGATGGAACTGGCAAAGCAGTCAGAGCATCCTCGTGCATTTGAAGTACTTGCCACTATGATCAAGAATACGGCAGAGACTACTGATCGTCTACTTGCCCTACACACCACTAAAAAGAAACTAGAAGTTATGGATCGTCCTGCTTTAGAAAACAAGAGTGGAGACACCAATAACATTTTTATAGGATCAACCACAGATCTGCAAAGATTCTTACAGAATGAGAAGACCGTGATTGAACATGACGATACAGAATAAAGAATCCTACTTAGGTAACCCGAATGTAAAAAGGGATGGGGTATCAGAAGAATGGGACGCACACAAAATTACCGAATACAAGAAGTGTATGGAAGATCCTGCATACTTCTGTACAAACTATGTGAAGGTGGTGCACCTTGACAAAGGATTGGTGGACTTCAAGTTATACCCATATCAGGAACAAATGTTCCACCATTTCAGAGATAATAGATTTTCTATTGTACTTGCTTGTCGCCAGTCTGGGAAGTCTATATCGTCAGTTGGGTTCCTCCTTTGGTTCGCTATATTCCACCCTGAGAAAACTATTGCCATTCTTGCCAACAAGGGGGCAACCGCAAGAGAGATGCTCTCAAGAGTCACCCTCATGTTGGAGAATCTCCCGTTCTTTTTACAGCCCGGTTGTAAGGCTCTTAATAAGGGTTCAATTGAGTTTTCTAATAATTCTCGAATCATTGCTGCTGCTACTAGTGGGTCTTCTATTCGTGGTATGTCTGTTAACCTGCTTTTTCTTGATGAGTTTGCTTTCGTTGAAAACGCTACTGAGTTCTATACGTCAACGTATCCAGTAATCTCATCTGGTAAAGACACTAAAGTAATTATCACGTCTACCGCAAACGGTATCGGTAATCAGTTCGAAAAGATCTGGACAGGAGCAGTACAAGGCACGAATGAATATAAACCATATCGTGTAGACTGGTGGGACGTGCCAGGCAGGGACGAGAAATGGAAGGCAGAGACAATTGCGAATACATCTCAATTGCAATTCGACCAAGAATTTGGTAACACCTTTTTTGGAACAGGTGATACCCTAATTAACGCAGAGACTCTTATGTCCCTACGTGCACTGAACCCCAAACAAATTTTAGAGTCCGGTGACTTACTAGTTTATCAAGAACCAATACCAGAACATGAATACATCATGACGGTTGATGTCTCGAAGGGAAGAGGACAGGATTATTCTACCTTTCAGGTCATCGATATTACGGAGCGTCCTTTCCGGCAAGTAGCTGCCTATCGCTGTAACACTATATCTCCCTTACTGCTTCCAAACATTATATATAAGTATGCGAATCTCTACAATGAAGCGTGGGTAGTAGTCGAGGCAAACGATTCTGGTCAAGTGGTTTGTAATGGTTTATACTATGATTTAGAGTATGAGAACCTACACACGACCAGTGCGATTAAATCAAACGCACTGGGTATCGAAATGAACCGTAAGGTTAAACGTCTGGGTTGTTCCTCAATCAAGGATATTCTCGAAGGAGATAAATTAAAGATCGTAGATGAGAATACAATTCTAGAGATCTCCACATTCGTTGCAAAGGGTCAGTCTTACGAAGCATCCGATGGTAATCATGATGATCTCATGATGAATCTGGTGATGTTTGGGTACTTTGTATCTACTCAGTTCTTTTCAGATATGACCGACATCAATATGAAACAGATGTTGTTCGATGAAAGGATGAAACAAATTGAGGATGATGTAGTCCCATTTGGGTTTGTGGATGATGGATCTGATTGGGCAGAACAACAGGATCTTAATACAGGTTGGCACTCGTTTGAAACGGTGACAACTCCAGATGACTTCTGAAAATCACAATTAACATAAATAAAGGTATTGAACATAACCGTATTATGATAACCGTATTATTCGTTAACGAAACTAAAGGAAAATGCTATGGCTGTCAAACCCGCATCTCCTAGAATCAATATCAGCGAAATCGACAAAACAGGCATTGTTCCTGCAGTCGGTGCCTCTGGTGGTGCATTCGTAGGAAACTTTCGTTGGGGGCCCGTACATGAGAGAACACTGATCGCAGATGAAACTGGATTGGTTACTACTTTTGGAGCACCCAACACCGCTAATTCAGTGGACTTTCACTCCGCTGCTTACTTTCTAAAATACTCACAGACTTTACAAGTTGTACGTGAGAACAACGGTGGGCAAAACGCTCACAGTGCTATCACCAAATTTGCCGGTGATTCAGATGGTAACTCAATGATTGTAAATAATCAATCACATTGGGAAAACACTGTTTCTTCTGCTGTTGGTGAGGGTGCATCTGCAACTTCATCTGGTACTTGGATTGCAAAATATCCAGGCGACTTAGGTAATGCTCTTACTGTATCTTTCTGTCCTGCAGGTGATTCTGCAAGTGCAGATCACTTTACAGGTTGGGCATATGCTGATGAATTTGATGCTGCTCCCGGCACTTCAACTTATGCATCCAACAACGGTGCATCTAACGACGAAGTTCACGTTGCAATCGTTGACCGTACTGGTGCCATCTCTGGTACTGTAGGTTCTGTCCTCGAAAAGTTTGCATTCTTATCTGTTGCCAAAGGCGCAGTAACTCCGGACAATTCTCCGAATTACATCTCTGACGTACTGAACGATAACTCGCAGTACATCTGGAATGGTTACTTCGGTGATGACTCTGCATTCGGATCATCTTTCTCTAACATGGGTGGTAACTGGGGTGATACTCCTGATATCGATACTCCTGTTAACTACGGTCTTAGTGCCGCACTGACTGATGGAATGCGTACAGTTAAACTTGGTGGCGGACAAGCTTCTGCTACTCTGGGAACTGGAGACTACTCCGCAGGATTCGATTTATTCGAAGACAAACTTGCAACAGAGATTGATTTCTTGATCGCTCCTCAACACAGTAACGTGGCAAACGCTACTACTGTTGTGAATGATCTTGTATCAATTGCAAACTCTCGTAAAGATTGTGTTGTTCTGACATCTGTTGATAAAGCAGGTATCGTGGGCAAAACTGACGCACAAGCACAGACCAACGCTGTGACGGTAGCGAATACATTTACGAAATCATCGTACTTAGTTGTTGATAACAACTACTTCAAGATATTTGATAAGTACAACGACACTTACATCAACATCCCTGCCGCATCTAGTACTGCGGGTCTAATGGCATCTACGGATATCGTTGCAGATCCTTGGTATTCACCTGCAGGTCAGAGACGTGGTAACTATCGTGGTGTTACTGATATCTTGGCAAATCCAAATCAAACCCAACGTGACGCACTGTACAAAGCAGGTGTCAACCCTATCGCAAACATTCCGGGCACTGGTCTGATTCTGTTTGGTGATAAGACGTTGGAGAGCAGACCTTCTGCATTTGACCGTATCAACGTGAGACGTTTGTTCATCTCTATTGAAAAGTCAATCAGTGAAGCTGCGAAAAACGTAATGTTCGAATTCAACGATGAGTTTACTCGTGCTGAGTTCGTAAACATTGTAGAACCTTTCCTCAGAAGAGTGAAGGGTCGTAGGGGTATTACCGACTTCCGTGTCGTTTGTGACGAAACAAACAACACTCAAGAGGTGATTGATAATAACCAATTCGTTGCAAACATCTTTGTGAAACCTGCACGTTCTATCAACTTCGTTCAATTGAACTTTGTTGCTGTTAGAACTGGTGTAGACTTCGAAGAGATTGTTGGCACGGTAGGCGCATAAGGAGTAGACCATGGCTATTTTAGGCGTAGATGACTTTAAGTCTAAACTAAAAGGTGGTGGCGCTCGTCCTAACCTCTTTAACGTGAAGATGAACTTTCCCGCATACGCCCTTGGCGATGCGGAACTTACTTCCTTTATGTGTAAAGCAGCAGCGCTTCCTGCATCCACAGTAAATGTGATCTCGGTTCCTTTCCGTGGTCGCCAGTTGAAAATTGCGGGTGACCGTACATTTGAAACTTGGACAGTAACCGTTATTAACGATACTGACTTTGCTATCCGTGATGCGATGGAACGTTGGATGAACGGCATCAATTCTCATAACGCAAATACTGGATTTAATGATCCTGCTGAATATCAAACCGATCTGTCAGTAGAGCAGTTGGACAAAGATGGTATTGTATTGAAAACATACAACTTCCGTTCTTGTTTCCCAACCTCTATTGCTGCTATCGAACTGTCTTACGAGACTGTCGATACGGTTGAAGAATTCGCAGTGGAATTCCAAGTCCAGTACTGGGAGTCAAATACAACTAGTTAAGTTGTTACTAAATAAGTGCATGGGTAGGATAATCTGCCCATGCATTTTTTAGACTGAGGTTAATAAATGGCAGATGACAATAACAACGTAGTGAAGTTATTTGGATTCGAAATCCGTAGATCGGGTAAGAAAGATCCAAGCAAAGAGAATGAGAAGTTACCGTCTATCGTCCCAAAAACGGATGATGATGGTGCGGGTTATGTTACTGCGTCCGGTTCTCACTACGGACAATACATTGATATCAATGGTGACACTGCGAAGGATAATGCAGAACTCATCATGAAGTATCGTGGGGTTGCTCAACATCCAGAAGTGGATGCGGCAATCGAAGACATTGTAAATGAATCTGTATCCGGATCCGAAATGGAATCCGCTGTAGATTTAAACTTAGATGGTATCGAAACGTCTGACAAGATCAAGAAGATCATGCAAGAAGAGTTCGACGGCATCTGTGCTATGTTAAATTTTAATGAGTTGGGTCATGATATCTTCCGCTCATGGTATATTGACGGTAGACTTGTACACCATCTCGTAGTAAACGAATCCGCATTGAGTGCAGGTATCCAAGAGATCCGCATGATCGATGCAACCAAAATTCGTAAAGTTAAAGAAGTCAAATATAAAAAGGATACGAAGACAGGGGCAAAGGTTGTAGATAAGACCGAAGAGTTCTATGTATTCCAAGAGAAATCTGGTAATACTCAGAACGCAGTTAAACTGTCTCCGGATGCTGTTTCGTATGTGACTTCGGGTCTAACAGACCCAACACGTAAACGTGTAGTATCATATCTACACAAGGCAATCAAACCCATCAACCAATTAAGGATGATGGAAGACTCTCTGGTGATCTATCGTCTTGCACGTGCACCTGAGAGAAGAATTTTCTATATTGATGTAGGTAACTTACCGCCAGGCAAGGCGGAGACGCACATGAAAGATATCATGTCTCGTTATAGAAACAAGTTAGTCTACGATGCTGATACAGGTCAATTAAAAGATGACCGTAAGCACATGTCGATGTTAGAAGATTTCTGGCTACCTCGTAAAGAAGGTGGTCGTGGTACTGAGATTTCAACACTGCCAGGCGGTGAGAACTTAGGTCAGATAGATGACATCATCTATTTCCAGAAGAGATTGTATCGTTCGTTGAACGTACCTATCAATCGTCTGGAACAAGAGGCACAGTTCTCACTAGGAAGATCTACTGAGATATCAAGGGACGAAGTTAAGTTCCAGAAATTCGTAGATCGATTGCGTAAACGTTTCGGTGGACTGTTCACTTCTATCTTGAAGAAGCAGTTGATTCTGAAAGGGGTGATCACAGAACAAGACTGGGATCAATGGAAGAACGATATTCAAATTGACTTCATCCGTGACAACCACTTTACAGAACTGAAGAACGCTGAGTTGTTAAAAGAACGTTTGGATACGATGGATCGTATTTCAACCTACGTAGGTGAGTACTTCTCACGTGAGTGGGTCATGAAGAACGTCATGATGTTCTCTGATGAGGACATCGAAAAAATGAGAAGTGAAGTCGAAGGCGAGAATGATGCCGGAGATGAAGATGAACCTAATGATGACTTTGGAGGTCAATAATGAGTGAAGTAGAACAAACAGTCGAAAACGAAGAGGAAGTAGTTACGAATCCTATTGAGGAATTGATCGATGCTATTGCAGGTCAGAATTTCAATCAGGCACAGAAACACTTCGACGCTACCCTTGGCGACAAGATGCATGACGCACTAGAGGCGGAAAAGGTTGCAGTCGCACAAAGCATTTACTCCGATGCAGAGGAAGAAATTGAAATACCGTTGGAAGACGATGAACTAGATGAACTGGAGAATGAGTATGAAGAAGATGATTCAGAAGAAGTGGAAGAACTTCAACAAGATGATGAAGTCGGGGAGACTTCATAAAGTAATAAAAATTGTTCTTTAAAGAACTAATTTGTATAAATAATAAGTACTGAGGAAACTCTATGAGAACTTTTAAAGAAATCCGTGAGGCAAAAATGCCGAAGGGTAAAGTTGTCTTCAATAAGAAGATAGACAAAGTGCCCGTGGTTATCACGAAGGGATCAAAGGGTTTCACTGTGCACATTGATGGTGATATGTTAGACACCTTCAAGTCACAAAAAGAGGCAGAAAAAACTGCCGCAACAGTTGTAAAGGAACTGAAGTAAATGAAATTAATCAGCGAATACTATGAAAACGACATTCAGTGTATTGTCGAAAAGAAAGAAGACGGTGAGAAGAAATACACCATCGAAGGCGTATTCGCTCAAGCAGATCAAAAAAACCGTAACGGACGTGTCTACCCTAAACCTATTATGGAAAGGGCAGTAGGTAAGTACGTTAAGGAACAGGTTAGCAAGAAGAGGGCAGTAGGTGAATTGAATCACCCCGAAGGCCCAACTGTTAATCTTGATAAAGTTTCACATCTCATTACTGACCTTAAATTTGAGGGCAATAATGTGGTTGGAAAGGCACAAATTTTAGACACTCCGATGGGAAAGATTGTAAAAGGTCTTCTTGAGGGTGGTGTTCAATTAGGCGTGTCAACTCGTGGTATGGGAAGTCTAGAGAACCGAAATGGTGTCGCATACGTAAAAGATGATTTTCATCTTGCAACGGTGGACATAGTACAAGATCCCTCCGCACCTGATGCATTTGTTAATGGTATAATGGAAGGTGTAGATTGGGTCTGGAATAACGGCATTTTGGAACCTCAGATAATTGAACAGATTGAGACAGAAATAAAAACAGCACCGAAAGCATTTCGTCCAGAAGTGCAAATTCGGGAGTTTAAAAATTTCCTCTCGTTAATCAAATCGAAAATGTAAGGAGTCTATAATGACTGATGAAAACAAAGTCGAAGTAGAACTTCACGATGAACTTGATAACGAAATCGTGGAGGAAACTCTCGAAGAAGCTGCACCGAAAGGTAAAGCTGATACAGGTAAGGAACCCGAAGGTGCGGTTAACGAACCTGAGTCTGTAGCATCTGTTGATAAGGCTGGTGACGCAACTAAACAGGCACCTGTGCCTAAGACTAAAGCAGGCATGATCTCTGCTATGTACGGTAAGATGAACGCCATGAAAAAGGTGGATCTTCAAGCTGCATATGGTAAGATGATGGGTGAAGAAGTCGAAGTACAGGACGAAGAAGTAGTTGTGGAAATCGATACTACTGCTGAACTTGATGGAATCATGGAATCAGAGGCAACTCTTTCCGATGAGTTCAAGAACAAGACCGCAGTAATTTTCGAAGCAGCAGTCAAGTCTAAGTTGTCAGAAGAAGTTTCTCGTTTAGAGGAGCAATACAAAGAAGAATTGGCAGAAGAAGTATCTTCTATCAAATCTGAACTTGTAGAGAAAGTTGACAGCTACCTGAACTACGTAGTTGAAACTTGGATGGAAGATAATAAAGTCGCAATTCAAAACGGTCTCCGTACTGAAATTGCTGAAGGCTTTATGAACAAGATGAAGGATCTATTTGTAGAATCTTATATCGATGTTCCTGAATCCAAAGTAGACCTAGTTGACGAACTTGCTTCGCAGGTTGATGAACTCGAAGAGTCTCTCAATCAGCGCACTGGTGAGTCTATTAAACTTGCTGAAGAACTCGAACAGTACAAGCGTGATGCAATCATTGCTGAAGCTGCACGTGATCTTGCAGACACCCAAAAAGAAAAGTTAGCAGAATTGGTTGCTGGCGTTGACTTTGATGATGCAGAAACTTTTGCATCTAAAGTTGCCACTGTCAAGGAATCTTACTTTGCAAAAACCGTAAGTGAAGACGTAGAAATCGTTGATGAAGAACCTGAGACAACTGTCGAAGTATCTTCTTCTATGGAATCTTATCTCACTGCAATCCGTAAAACATCTCGAAACTAAAAGGAATAAGATATGAATTCTTACGATCATCTTATCGAGAAGTGGTCTCCCGTCCTTAACGAAAGTTCTGCTGGCGAGATCAAAGATCACCAAAGACGTGCAGTAACCGCTGCTATTCTCGAAAACCAAGAACGTGCTCTCATCGAAGAGCAAGCACAACACGAAGGTTTTGGTGGACTGACTGAAGCTGCCCCTGGCAACAACACTTCATCTGCCGCTAACTGGAACCCTGTGTTGATTTCACTCGTTCGTCGTGCAATGCCTAACTTAATGGCGTATGACGTATGTGGTGTACAACCTATGTCTGGCCCTACTGGTCTCATCTTTGCGATGAAGGCTCGTTACGGTGCAGGTTCAACTTCAAGCCGTGAGGCATTGTTTAACGAAGCAGAGACTCAATTCTCTGGTGACCGTGCTTCTGGCGGACACGATTCTGACAATGTTTCTGGTTTCAATGGCATCTCTGACGATTCTTCTAACTCTGCTCCAGTACGTACTACTGACTCAAGTGTTGACGATTCACGTCTGACTGCCTTAACTGGATCTCCAATGACTACTGCTGCTGCAGAAGCTTTGGGTGACGGTGTTGGTGCTCCTTTCGCAGAAATGGGTTTCACCATCGAAAAAGCAACCGTGACTGCGAAGTCTCGTGCGCTGAAAGCTGAGTACAGTCTCGAACTTGCACAAGACCTGAAAGCAATCCACGGTCTTGACGCTGAGACAGAACTTGCAAACATTCTCTCTACAGAGATTCTTGCGGAGATTAACCGTGAGGTTATCCGTACTATCAACTCTCAAGCGAAGACTGGTTGTCTTCAAGCCAACGTTACCACTAAAGGTATCTTTGACTTGTCTTCTGACGCTGACGGACGTTGGTCTGCAGAGAAATTCAAAGGTCTTGTAGTACAAATTGACCGTGAGTGCAACGTAATTGCAAAAGAAACTCGTCGTGGAAAGGGTAACGTAGTTATCTGTTCTTCTGACGTTGCTACTGCTCTTGCTGCCTCTGGTATGTTGGACTACACTCCTGCAATGTCTACCAACCTTCAGGTTGATGACACTGGTAACACTTTTGCAGGTACTTTGAATGGTCGTGTACGTGTATACATTGATCCGTATGCATCTACTGACTACATCACTGTAGGTTACAAAGGTACTAACGCATATGACGCAGGTGTTTTCTACTGCCCATACGTACCTCTGCAAATGGTTAAAGCAGTTGGCGAAGATACTTTCCAACCAAAAATCGGGTTCAAGACTCGTTACGGTATGGCAAGTAACCCATTCGTGGGCGCTACTCCTGCTGACGGACTTGCTGCTGCTAAGTCTAACCAGTACTACAGAATCTTCCGTGTGGACAACATCCTTACGTAAGTACTGTAATAAAAAGAATCTCATTAGAGATCATTTTGGGGGGACGCTGCAGTCCCCCTTTTTTTTGCCTATATAGAAGAGACAAGGTAGTCACTAAAAGAATGGAAGCACAAACTCACAGAGGGATTGTGATATGAGAACAGCGCTGTTCTTACTGTTGCTCTTACCGTTGTCTGCTCATTCTGAGACGGTAATCAACTACGACGATGGATCGACCTATACTCTAGCTGAGAAAGAGAAGATCTACATTACCAAAGGCAAGTTGTTTACACAGAAAAACTACTCCAATGGAAATGTTCATTTTACTCTCCAGAAAGAGCACTCCAAAAGGGACTATGTTCCCGACCCAGATGGAACCGATGATATGGTTATCGGTTCTCATGAATGGTGCAAAGCTTATGTACCGTGGCATGAGGGTCTGACGTTCGATATGATATCATGGCAACGTGCATGTGATACCAACAGAGATGGTAAATATGGTTGCGGTGATGCTGGTTTCGACGTTTCAGAAGACGCAGGGGTCTGTACTTCCGGTTAAAGTCACCCTGACAATAACAGGGGGAGAAATCCCCCTTTTCTTTTTGTATAAATAGAGGTATGAAGATGAACAAACTACACACCTACATTGCACTGTTTCTTATCGGATCCTCTATAATTGTGGGGTGTTCTGATAGCAGTAATAAGTCACCCGATGGTTATTACTTCGAACAACCAGAATACGTCAAGACAGAACTGGAAGTAAAAATGGTCTTGTTTAAAGAGAAGTCAGAGTTTCGCAAAGTTGCGATGGAAAAAGGAGCATGGAATGACGGTACTGTACAAGCGTTTGGGACTATCAATCCAGACGGTAACTCTTGCACCATATACACATATGATGCTACCGTGAAGTATCAACCACACTATTGGGGTCATGAACTTGCACACTGCGTTTATGGAAGGTGGCACCAAGAACAGAACGCAAAGAGAGCACAACAGGCAAGGTTCGAGTAATGGCACTAACAACAAATAGAAACTACTTACAACCTACAGGGTTTAAGTTTATAGTCAACAGACAGAACTATTCAAACCTAGAGTACTTCGCACAGTCACTAGTGCATCCGGGCGCAAGTGTTTCGCCTGTAGAATTACCTACTAGTCGAGTTACACGTGTACCTCTAGCAGGTGACAAGATCAACTATGGTGAGATGTCGGTTGACATTATCCTTGACGAAGACATGACTTCATATAAGGAGATGCAGAACTGGTTGGAACGTATCGTAAATGATGGTCATATCACAGAAGACCGTAATGGTAAAATAGCAACCGCTTCGGACATCACAGTTATAATCCTTAACTCCCACAACAATAATGCGGTCACAATCAAATACCAAGATTGTGTTCCTACATCTATCGGACAGTTAACTCTTGCATCGAACGTGCAGGATGTTGCCTATACTACCTTCAACGTATCATTCAGGTTCAGTCAATTTGTGATAACTTAATATGCAAGTATGTGAAATCAAGAACCCACGAGTTCTTGAACTATTAGAACATTTTCGTTATTTGTATCGTGATAAGTATGACGTAACCCAGACAAATAACATGATAGGATCACTAGAAAGTGACTCTAGGTACTTTACTTCTTGTAAGTATCGTGATATAATAGTAGATATGGGTAGCGATTTTCGAGGCGATCCTGAGACTGCCCGTTCTTATCCTCTAAAACCAAATCATTACAATGGTGATGATCCTGAGTATAGAACGGATTTTGAACGTATCGATATTGCACTGCAGACTGAATTGGGTATTAATTCAAACGCACTCTCGCAACTCTACCCACCAGACGGATTTATAGCGTGGCACAATAATGCAAATGCCGTAGGGTACAATCTCATCTTTACTTGGTCTGAGACTGGAGAAGGATGGTTTAAGTATCTGGATAAATATGGTAATGAGATTCTGATCACTGACAAGAAAGGATGGAGTCTCAAGGCAGGTTACTTCGGTAACTATGATGATGGACAACTTTGTTATCATGCCGCATACACAAAGTGTTGGCGACTTACTCAGTCGTTCGTTGTGTCGCAGGATATAGATTATTGGAAAGATTGTATTGAAATGATTGGAGATAAATGATGTTAGACCTTGATTCGATTTTGAAAGAATGGGAAGTAGACTGTGAAATTAGTGATGCTGAGTTAGACAAGAACTCACGTGAGACACCTAAGTTACATGCAAAGTATTTGCAGTACTTGTCTATCACCAAGTTAAATCTCAAACGTGCAGAGAACTCCCAACTAGTCTTACTCAAAGAGAAGTGGCACTACTACAATGGGTCAATGGATGAGATGTCTATCAAAGATAGGGGTTGGAATCCTGATCCTCTTGAAGGGTTACGTGTACTAAAGGGTGACATGGATCGATACTATGACGCAGATCCAGAGATCCAAAAGTCCGAAGAGAAGATTGCATATTTAAAAACGTTGATCGACACACTTAAAGAAATACTAGATAATCTTAAATGGAGACATCAAACCATTAAGAATATCATTGATTGGAGACGATTGCAGGCTGGTGGATAATACGATACGAGTACGGATGTTGAATCATTCGTACATGGCAATAGAATCAAACCCGCACCAAGAGCAGGAGTTGCGAGACTTCTTCTCTTTCTATGTGCCGGGCTATAAGTTCATGCCTGCCTATAAAAGAAGGGTCTGGGACGGTAAGATCAAGTTGTACAACATGGTCACCAAACAGATGAACGTTGGTCTGTATCATCACCTACGACAGTTCTGTGGAGAAAGGTTCTATGGTCTACAGATCATCGAAAGTAAAAAATATGGTATCCCGAACGCAAAGGATAAAGTCAAACACCAAGATCTAGTTAAGTACCTTGCGACTCTGGGTGCACCATTCGAACCTAGAGACTATCAGTATGATGCGATTGCACACGGTATAGAAAATAGACGTGCACTGTTACTGTCACCGACAGGTAGTGGTAAGTCATTCATTATCTACAATCTGATACGATACTTGATCGACAAGAAAAAATCTAAGAAGACTCTCATTGTTGTTCCCACAACAAGTCTGGTAGAACAGATGTACAAGGACTTCGAGGACTACGGATATGACGTAGAAAATACTTGTCACAGAATTTATAGTGGTAAGGAGAAGGTCACCGACAAACCCGTTATCATCTCTACGTGGCAGTCCATCTACAAATTTGGTTCTGAATGGTTCGAACAGTTTGATAGTATATATGGGGACGAAGTTCATTTATTCAAGGCAAAGTCTCTGTCTACCATGATGGACAAGTGTGTCAACGCTAAGTATAGAATAGGTACTACCGGAACTCTTGACGGTACTGAAACAAACAAACTCGTGCTCGAAGGTTTATTCGGGCCCGTATTTACGGTGACTACCACCGTGAAACTGCAAGAAGATAAACAACTCTCTGATCTGGATATCTCTGTACTGTTACTAAGATACCACAATGATATCTGTCACAGAATGAAGGACAAGACCTATCAAGAAGAAGTTGACTACATAGTTACCAACGAACGAAGGAATAAGTTTATCACCAAACTCACCCTTGATCAGAAGGGTAATACACTGGTGATGTTTCAGTTCGTGGAGAAACACGGCAAAGTTTTGTTTGAGATGATTCGAGATCAGGCAGAAGAGGGTCGAAAGGTATTTTATGTGTCTGGTGAAACGGACACCACAGATAGGGAACAGATACGTGGAATTGTTGAGAAACAGAAAAATGCAATTATCGTTGCTAGTCTTGGTACTTTCAGTACTGGTATTAATATCAAGAACCTCCACAACATCATTTTTGCCACACCATCCAAATCACAAGTCAAAGTCTTGCAGTCCATTGGCAGAGGTTTACGAGTGTCAGATGATGGCACGATTACCAAGTTATTCGATATAGCGGATGACATGCATGTAAAGGGACACCAGAACTTCACCTTGAAACATTCGGGAGAAAGGATTCGGATATATACAAGAGAAGGATTTAAATATACGGTATATCCGATAAACCTAAAGGGAAACGATGATGCGTGAATCTATAAAACAGATACTACTTTCGACAGGTGATGAAGTCATTGCGAGAATTGTAGAAGAAGATGATTACGATGTTTTCCTTCGCAACGCTCTCGCTATCCAGTTCCAAAATTTAGACGATGGTGGTCGCATGTACACCTTTAAATTGTTTATGTGCTACCAAGCAGATCCGGAACGAATGATTATGTGTAAGATGGATAAGATAGTTGCGGTAGCAAATCCTGTACCGGAAATGTTAGAGCAATACGAAGATGCCTGTCACAACATTTTTTACGAGGGTGGTGATGAATATGGGCATGAGGGTCACGGTGATATCGTAGATCCCTACGAAGAGTTAATGAGGAAGATGCGGGATCAGGACAGTGCGAGTAATAATGTCATCGATTTCCCCAAACTTCACTAGGTATATATTCTTTTCCCCAGACGGCAAGCTTATTATATCACGGATTTTTAATTATGTCAAGCGAAAAAAGAAAAAAAGTTGGATTTACTGCATCTGCATTTGATTTACTACATGCAGGACACATCTCTATGTTGCGTGAGGCAAAGACTGTCTGCGACTATTTGATCTGTGGTCTACAGGTAGATCCGTCTCTAGACCGACTAGAGAAGAACAAACCTATTCAAGGTGTTACTGAACGATTCATTCAATTGAGTGCAGTAAAGTATGTAGACGAAATCGTACCGTATGAGTACGAACACGAACTGTTAGATATTCTCGATACCTATCCTATCGACATGAGGATCATTGGTGAGGAGTATCGTGCACTAGAGTTTACAGGAAAAAATCAGTGTCAGTTAAAAGGAATTGAGATCTACTATAATAAAAGGGATCATGGATTCTCTACCTCTAAATTGAGGCAGAAAATAGTTGACAAAGGTCACTGAATGTCATATAATGTTTGAAATACTAGGAGATTTGTAATGGCAACAAAACCAAAAGAAAAACCGCACTACGTTAACAATCGGGAGTTCTCTCTCGCAGTGGTTGAGTACTGTACTAAAGTAAAGGAAGAGGTAGGTAAGGGAAACCCTAGACCTATCGTTACCGATTACATTGCTACTTGTTTTCTGAAGATCGCAGAAGGATTGTCGCACAAGGCAAACTTTGTCCGGTATACCTATCGTGAAGAGATGGTGATGGACGCAGTGGAGAACTGTCTGAAAGCGATTGAGAATTATGATATCGAAGCAGCGACTCGTTCAGGTAACCCTAATGCATTCGCATACTTTACTCAAATCTCGTGGTATGCATTTCTTCGTAGGATCCAGAAAGAGAAGAAGCAACAGGATATCAAGATGAAGTATATCTCTGAGGCAGATCTTTCTATGTTCATTGAAGAGAACACGGAGGGTGGTTACTCTGACTATAGTAATACTGCTCCATTCGTGGAACAGTTACGTGTTCGAATCGATAGTGTAAAGGATGCAGACAAACACTTCAACACCTATAAGAAAGAAGAGAAGATTCGCAAGAGACGTGCAGTGAATGTAGATTCGGATCTATCAGAGTTTTTAGTTGACAATTAACTCCCAGTGTGGTATACTGGGGTGTACTAAATGAAAATAGGTAATTTATTATGTGGAAATATGAATGTGAATCGGGTGTCTATACCGAAACCTCTTTGATTAAATTATTGTGGGCTATTCACAGTCACAGAATGCATCACCTAATAAATCATGGGAGGTATGCAGATTGATGGATTATAATAATCCACCACTGGATAAACCGTATATACAACTGATCTGTCATCCCTACGAGCATGAAACATCCGTGAACACACGTGTTACTATTGACGTTATGCAGAAGGATCTGTCACGTGATGATATGGTGCAAGTATTGGAGGATTTTATGAAAGCAATGGGATATAGGTTTAGTGATAAAGAATCCCTTTGTATTGAGGCATATGATTAAATGAAGATAGCAATTTTGAACGATACCCATGCAGGGTGTCGAAACTCGTCTGACATTTTTATGGATTACCAAGAACGCTTCTATAGTGAGGTGTTCTTTCCGTATCTGTTAGAAAACAACATTACTCAGATCCTACACCTTGGAGACTACTACGATAATCGTAAGACGGTCAACTTCAAGGCACTGAGTCATAACCGGAAAATTTTCCTGCAGAAGCTGCGTGAGTATGGTATCACTATGGATATCATTCCCGGCAACCATGACGTGTACTACAAGAACACTAATGAGTTGAACGCACTGAAGGAACTGCAGGGTCACTACATGAACGAAGTGAACCTGATCATGGAACCTACGGTGATGAAATACGACACTTTAAATGTCGCATTAATCCCGTGGATCAACCAAGAGAACGAAAATGCGACATTAAAATTCTTGGAGAACTGTAAGGCATCTGTTGTGGGTGCACACCTAGAATTATCTGGGTTCGAGATGGCACGTGGTCAAGTATGTAAGGACGGTATGTCTGCACAACATTTCGATAAGTTTGAGATGGTTCTGTCCGGTCACTTCCACACCAAATCGTCGCAGGGAAACATTCACTATCTGGGATCACAGATGGAGTTCTTCTGGAACGACTGTGATGACAAGAAGTACTTCCACGTTCTTGATACTGAAACAAGAGAGATTACTGCGGTACATAACCCCATCACTATCTACGAGAAGATCTACTACGATCATGAGAAGGTAGAGAACTTCAAGTTCAAGGACATGCGATACCTTGATAACAAGTTTGTTAAGATCATTGTGGTTAACAAGGGTGATGCATATCAGTTCGAACGATTCGTGGATCGTGTACAGCAACAGAAGATTCACGAACTGAAGATCGCAGAAGACTTTAAGGACTTCCTTGGCGAGAACGTAGGGGATGACAACATATCTGTTGATGATACCGAAACACTGGTATACGATTATATTGACAACGTTAACACAGACTTAGATAAGGATAGAATAAAGAGTGAGATTTCTGTTTTGATGACAGAAGCCCAATCTATGGAAGTCATATAGTGAAAGATCAATACACCGTAAAAAAGTGTGGTGGTAATCTCGGACACAAATTCTTTCAACAACACCACTACTTACGTGGTGCATTTTTACGTTACTGGTACTATAGTGAATACATCTTCTATGGGTTATATAAAGAAGATGAGTTGATTGGTGTAGTCCAGTTTTGTGAGGCAGACCCTCGTGTCTCTGCAAAAGATATTCGTGATTATTTTGGATTCTATGAAAAGGGTAGAGGGTTTTGGGACATAGTTAGATTAGCTGTTGCACCACATGACGAGCACAATTTAACCTCTTGGTTTTTGTCACGTGCGGTAAAGTTACTGCGTCAAGAGTTTGACGTTAGGTTTCTTTTAACACTTGCAGATGACCGATACCATGATGGAACGATCTATCATGCAACTAACTTTGACTACTACGGTAAAGAAAATAACCTAGTGCCGGATGATTACTCTGTGACCTACCATGTGTTTGGTAAAGTCTACGATAAAAAACTGCTTGACAATTGGCGTGAACTGTGATATTATAGGTGAAATATGGCAACAAAAAATGACATTACTGGCGATACTATCATGACTAAAATGTCGGATAAGTATCGTGATAATTATGATAAAATCTTCCGTAAGAAAACCATGGAAGGTTGGGAACACCATTGCAAACATGATGGTCATCTTTCTATTGAGAAAGGTGCATCTTGCAACTGGTGTGGAATGAAAGAGGACGGTACGTTTGATTAAGTTTGAAAAACTCCGGTACAAGAATTTCTTGTCATCCGGTAACAACTTCACTGATATAGATTTTACAACTTCATCCACTACTCTTGTAGTCGGTCACAACGGTGCAGGTAAGTCCACTATGTTGGATGCCCTGTCGTTTGGTTTGTTTGGTAAACCACACCGTAAGATCTCTAAGGCACAGTTGGTCAATACGATCAATAACAAGGGTACACTGGTAGAGGTGGAATTCTCTATTGGTACACAGAACTATAAGATAGTACGTGGTATCAAACCTAATAAGTTTGAGATCTGGGTAGGTGGTAACATGTTGAACCAATCGTCCCATGCGAAAGAGTATCAACAGATGCTTGAGAAGAACATCCTCAAGTTGACCCATAAGTCTTTCCACCAGATTGTTGTTTTGGGTTCAAGTTCATTCGTACCATTCATGCAACTTGCAGGTGGTGCAAGACGTGAGGTAATCGAGGATCTACTCGACATCAATATCTTCTCTAAGATGAACGGTCTACTCAAAGAGAAGATGTCTATACTCAAGGGAGAGATCACTGACAACGGACATGGTATTGAGTTAATCAAGACTAAGATCAACGCACAGAAAAAATCTCTGCGTGAACTTACTGCACTGAACACTGCACACCGTGCGGAGAAAGAGGATGCAATCACCGCACTGTATGCGGAGATTAAAGAACTCAATGACTTTAACGACAAGAACATGTCGAACGCATCGACACAACTTGATGACGTGTCGAAAAAATTAGAAAGTCTAAATACTAAGAAACAGAAGTTGATTGAGTTCCAATCCACCTTCAAGTCTCAGATAAAGACTGTGGTCAAGGAAGCTAAGTTCTTTGACGAAAACGAGATCTGCCCTACTTGTGATCAAGCTATTGACGATACACTTCGGGAGACTAAAAAGTCTGACGCACAAACACGTGCGAAAGAACTAAACGATGCCATCACGAAATCGAAGGAGGAAATGGACAAGTATGAACAGACACAGGGCGAACTTACAGCGTCTTACGAGACGGCGAGAGATCTACAGAATGCAGTCCAATCAAACCAATCCACTATCACCAGACTCCAACGAGACATTGACCGAATCCGAAACGAAATCGATGAAATGTCCGACACTAAATCCCAGTTCGCAGAAGCAAACGCTGAGTTAGAACAACTAAGTAAAGACTTAGAATCAAAACAAGATGAGAAGTACACTCTACACGAGCAGTACTCCTACAATCAAATCAGCAGTGAGTTACTGAAAGATTCTGGTATCAAGACCAAGATCATCAAACAGTACATCCCTGTTATCAATCAACTGACCAATCAGTATCTACAGATTCTAGACTTCTTTGTCCACTTCGACTTAGACGAAAGTTTCAACGAGACCATCCGTTCACGATTCCGTGACAACTTCTCGTATGACTCATTCTCTGAGGGTGAGAAGCAACGTATCGATTTGTCCCTACTGTTTACGTGGAGACAGATTGCAAAGATGAAGAACAGTGTTGCAACCAACCTACTGATCCTTGATGAGACATTCGATTCATCTCTGGACGATGATGGGGTTGACAACTTGATGAAGATCCTGTATAGTCTGGGTGAAGAGACTAACGTATTTGTAATCTCTCACAAATCAGAACTAGAGGACGCACAGTTCCAACGCAAACTGGAATTCGTCAAGGAAAAGAACTTCTCAAAACTGAAGGCGGCATGAAGAAAAAACCTAAAATCGGAGACGTTATAACTCATAAGGAACCCTCGTTCCTACGAGAGAACACTGGTAAGGTAGTGGAACTACTTGGTAATCAATTTGTATATGAGACTGAAGAGGGTCACCTGCGACATTGTAATTATGACGAAATCTGGAAAAAGGCTTGACATCGCATCTAGTTATAAAAAACTTCTTGGATGATCCTGATAAGTGGAATAACTATATCAGTGGACTGTTGACGCAACCGGAGAACAACTTCGCACTGAATTTGTTCTGGGATAAAGCCCTACATGAAGAGGGAGTCTCTGTTCCGAACCCTATACTGATACATCTTGTACCAGATAGTGTTCGACAAGAACTGACTCATGAGATAAACTTGAAACTAATTGAAAGGGGTATTGATGATCTACAAGTAGACAATATGATATTCCATTTGATGACCAATGGATCTTGGATCAATTGGCACAGAGATCTTGGAGAAGATCGTGAAGGTGCGATTACTGTATATCTAAACACCGAATGGGATATTGACCGTGGTGGTGACTTTATTTACAAGACTGGTACTGACCAGATGCAAAGATTGTGTCCATCATTCAATACCGCAATGTTTATCAGGGGAGAGGTGGATCATAGAACCACACCAGTGATCGGACACCACCTGAGAAAATCTTTGCAAGTTTGGTTGAAAAAGCTTGACAAGTGAAAGTCATAGTGTTATTATGTGTGTAATGTTTAATTTTAATGAAGGTATAAATTATGGAACTATCTGATCGTACTCTGGCAGTACTTAAAAACTTCGCCAACATCAACTCGAACATTGTTTTCCGTGAAGGTAATGAGTTGAAGACTATTTCAGTCGCAAAGAACATTCTTGCGAAGGCAACTCTCACTGAGATTGTCCCAAGGGAGTTTGGTATTTACGACTTGAACGAATTCCTGAATGTGTTGAGTCTGGTTGAACAACCGAATCTTCGCTTTGAGGATAATTGTGTGGTGGTCTCTGACTCCACTGGGTTGAGGGGTAATCGATACTTCTTCTCTGACATTGACATGTTGTCTGCACCTAGCAAGGACGTGGTGATGCCAGAACCGGAAGTTAAGTTTACACTAGATACTGACACCTTGAGCAGAATCAAACGTGCGGCATCTGTACTTGGACACGACTCCATTAGCATTTCACCTGACGGTGGTAGTGTGAAGTTGACAGTCGTTGATCCAGAAGATGCAACATCGAATAGTTTCTTCTCTCTGGTAGAGGGTGAGTTCCAAGAAGGGGTTGATTTTAACTTTGTCTTGAACGTGAATAACTTGAAAGTGGTGAACGAGGATTTCGAAGTAGGCATTTCGTCTAAGTTGATCTCCAACTTCAAATCAAAACAATCTGAAATTGAGTACTTTATTGCACTCGAAAAATCATCAACATTTGGAGTATAACGATGAGTAACAAAACTGAAAAAACTGAACCTGTCGTAGACGAGCGTTACGCAGTCTTGCAAGATCTTGCTAACCGTGTATCCCGTTCTACTGTCGCAGTAATCGATACTGTGGTACAACGTGGTGGGTTCAAGGGTGAAGAACTCTCGACCATTGGACAACTTCGTGATCAAGCGATTGAGGCGATCCAACTAGTCGAACAACTACAGCAGGGCGAATAACAACACGTGATTCGTGTTGTCTACAAACACTGGAAGTCTGGTAAATTGTTGGAGGTTGTCGGAGAGATGCCTCCACAATATAACAATGACATCAGTGACCGCTTTGTCGTGAAGACTACGGACGGAACTTATGAGGATATCATAAAAAAAACCGTAGTCCGTATCGAGGCGGATTCGTCCTCGTAGCTCAACAGGATAGAGCAACGGTCTTCTAAACCGTAGGTTACAGGTTCAACTCCTGTCGGGGACACCAATACCTGCCTCCGTAGTTTAACGGATAAAACATGGCGCTACGAACGCCAAACTCGTGGTTCGATTCCATGCGGGGGCACCAATTTGACATGTACTGTCTCGTTTGATATACTATACGGGACAACTTAATTATGGAGTTATTATGCAAGATGAATTTTTGTGGGTCGAGAAGTATCGTCCTCGTACAGTATCGGAGACCATACTTACCAAAGAACTGAAGGAGACCTTTCAGAAAATCGTGGATGGGGGTGAGATCCCCAACATGTTATTCTCTGGTACTGCCGGTACTGGAAAAACTACAATCGCACGTGCCATCTGTAATGAACTAGGACTTGACTATATTGTCATCAATGGTTCAGATGAACGTAACATCGAAACCCTACGTGGTAAGATCAAACAGTTTGCCTCATCAATCTCTCTCACTGGTGGTTACAAAGTAGTCATCCTTGATGAGGCAGACTACCTTAATCCTACGTCAACACAACCCGCACTCCGTGGGTTTATCGAAGAGTTCAGTAAGAACTGTCGATTCATTCTGACGTGCAACTTCAAGAACCGTATCATTGAACCCCTACACTCTCGTTGTTCTAACTACGAGTTTAACTTCAACAAGAAAATTCAGGCACAACTGTGTGGTCAGTTCATGGAGTCTGCAGGTAAGATCCTTGCAGATGAGGGTGTGAACTACAACCCTGATACCCTTGCACAAGTTATTATTCGTCACGCACCAGACTGGAGACGTGTACTCAATGAGTTACAACGTCACAGTATCTCTGGTCAATTGGAAACTACAGCAGTCATTAATGACCTTAATGATAACTATAGTATCCTCTTCAAAGCGTTGAAGGAGAAGGACTTCAAGAAGATGCGTTCTTGGGTAGTAAACAATATGGATGTGGAACCCGCATCTGTGTTCCGTGGTATATACGATATGATGATCGAGTATGTTCAACCTCAGTCTATACCCCAACTCGTATTGATCCTCGCTGATTATCAATACAAGAATGCGTTTGTTGCAGATCATGAAGTCAACCTAGTTGCATGTATGACTGAGATCATGGCAAACGTGGAGATTAAATGACGATGACCATTGATAGAAAGTTACACTGGACAACCGAACTGAGTGAGAAAGTTTTACTGGGTATCATTGGATCACTGACGATAATTGCCGCAGGACAGTACGTATATGGTATGTACGTTGACCTGACTGTAGAACTGTCGGATCTATTCATGTTGTTTATCTACGCAGAAGTATTGGGTATGGTCGGTGCGTTCTACAGTACCACACGGATTCCGGTAACACTTCCGATCATCATTGCGGTGACGGCACTGTGCAGACTTATCATCTTACATAGTAAAGAGATGGAGATGATGCAGTTACTCGCAGAAGCTGGTGCAATCGCTATCTTGTCGGGATCTGCATACTTGATGTCTCTGAAGGATAAGTTGAGTTTAGAGAAAATGAGGATGCGTGATGAATAAATGGGATACCGCACATATGGAAGCGGCAGAAGTATATGCCAATTTGTCTTCCGCAAGACGTGCACACGTAGGTTGTGTTATCGTTAAAGACAATCGCATTCAGTCAATTGGTTACAACGGTATGCCAACGGGTTGGGACAATGAGTGCGAGTTTCAAGTAAGGGCACACGAACTTGGTGTTACAGAATTGGTGACCAAGAAAGAGGTTCTTCATGCAGAAACCAATGCTATCGCAAAAGTTGCACGTAGTACAGAATCTTGCGAAGGATCTACACTATATACTACCATGGCACCCTGTATGGATTGTGCCAAATTAATTTACCAATCCGGTATTAGTCGAGTGGTATATAAGGACGATTACCCCAAAGACAATGGCGGATTAGAGTTTTTAAATAAATGCAAAATACAGGTTGACCGCCTTTGAAAGAATTACGTGAAACAGAAAATATGATGCGTCACATCATCCACAACAAATTGCGTGGAACTATGACACCCCAAGACAACGTATTGTATTTCCCACAGAACATAGACATTCGTCTGTGTCCCAAGAATGGAATCACGACACTGAAATGGGCACTGTGGCATGTCTACAAAATCAATGTGGAAGATGATCCTGAGTTTGCAGCAAACTGTGGAACCAAAGGACATAGACTGAAAGAGATTAAAGAAAAGGGAGAGTCCACGATATTGCCGTGGAGAAGTAACACTAATCGTATTACTGTTGTACGTGATCCGATTGAACGATTTTTGTCTGCTGCAGAGTATCTAAAACTGCAATGGGTAAAAGAGTCTTCATTTCTGGAGTCAAATACCCATCTAGATCTAGATCAGAAAGGAAAACTCTACATGAGTTTGTCAGAACTAGATGAGATACCTGACAAGATGGATGACTTGATAACAGAGGTTAGATCAGGTGGTTTAATCAATGCTCACTTCTTTCCGCAATCACATTTTCTTGGAAACCGAAGTCAATACACAGGTATCTGGGCGATGTCAGACTTTGATGCGATGTTGAAATGGTTGGAAAAGGCAACTCGCACGAGTAAAAAACTTCATCAAATACATACTAACGGTACGTCTGGTTTATACTACGGTGGTGTTAGTAATTTGACAACCGTACAAAGAAAGCGTATAATGAAAATTTATGAACAGGACTATGATTATGGATGGGTCGAAGAAAACAAAACTAGGGCCGTTTGAATTCCTAAACAGTATTAACTACAGTAAACAAGACATCATGGATGCGGAGAACGAGACTCACTATAACTCTTATATGGTGAATCGTGGGTTGTCCTATTCACGTGATACTGTTTTGCTAGCTAATGAAATGAACCGCTACTGGGATGTAGACAGTAAGTTACAATATCATTTTTTACTAAATATAGTAAGGAAACGGAAGCGTTTCCCCAAGTGGGTTAAACCCGAAACGTTAAATGATATTGAGGCGGTGAAAGAGTATTATGGATATAGCAATGACAAAGCACGTCAAGTTTTACCACTACTCTCACCCGATTCTCTAAACAAGATAAAGAATAAGGTGCAGAAAGGTGGAAGAAAATAAATTAGTTGAATGGAACTCTGGGTTGATGTTAGAGGTAACTTTGTCCGAACCGGATGATTTCCTAAAGGTCAAAGAAACTCTAACTCGAATTGGTATTGCGTCAAAGCGTGACAATAAATTGTATCAATCGTGTCACATCTTACACAAACAGGGACGGTACTTCATCGTACATTTTAAAGAACTGTTCATGTTAGACGGCAAGAAATCTAACCTAGAAGAAGGTGATGTGCAACGTAGGAATACAATCGCAACTCTACTACAGGACTGGGGTCTCGTTGAGATCCAGAATACCGAAGTGTCACTAGATTGTGCACCTATGAGACAGATTAAAATCATTGGATATAAGGATAAGCAGAACTGGGATCTATGTCCCAAGTATAATATCGGGAACAAGTAAATGAATATGGTTGACATCTTTGAGGACAATGTAGAAAACATTGCAGAGAAAATTCCTTATCACGGAAAAATTCCTCAAGAATTGTTAGACGGATATAACTGGGATATTCACATGGATATGTTGGATACTCATCCCGAAGAACTGCTTGACACTAATACCAGTAAAATGCGTATAGGTCTTAACTCATTCCACACGAGACCTTCTGCTCCTCAGTTTGCAAAAGACATTGAGTCTGCAATGCAAGAAGTGTTCGCACTTCATGGTAATAAAATTACCAACATTGCTTTCACTGGATTTGGCCCCAATAGTGATAGTTATCCACGGCACAAAGATACCATGGATGTCTTTCTAGTACAAGTGTTGGGGAAGATACAGATATGTGTGGATGGATTACATGATGAACCCGTGGACTTTATGCCAGGCGATTATTATTGGATCCCTCGTGGTAACTACCACCAAGTCTTTCCGAAGGTAACACGTGCTACGTTTTCTTTCGGTGTAGAGGGTGATCCTGATCCATCGATATATTTCTAAAATATCTTTCTTCTGAAAGGTATAACTTGTATATATAGTAACGAGTATGCGGATAGGCCGGTACTCATTTAATCTTGCTTTTAAAAAGGAGAATACAATGACTAATCTTAAAGCAAATACACTTTTCCCACGCTCTTCGTTTGTTGGTTTCGACCACCTGTTTCAAGACCTTGATTGGGTGGCACGACATGCAACGGATACATATCCCCCACATAACATCGTGAGGGTGAGTGAGAACGATTATCGAATCGAAATCGCAGTGGCGGGATTTACTTTTGAAGATCTGGATATCGAACAGGATGAACGCACTCTTACTGTCAAAGGTGAGAAAGCGAAGAAAGAGGAAGTCGATGAGACTGCCTACATCCATCGTGGAATATCGCAGAAAAACTTCAAGAGGGTGTTTCGACTCTCAGAGTATGTCTATGTAGACGGTGCTTCGTTAGAAGGTGGTATACTTGCGATAACATTGAAGTTTGAACTACCTGAAGAGAAGAGACCTCGAAAAATCGATATTAGTTAGCCGATCATTTTTTGAGGAGAAAATAATGCAAAATGACTCAATCGAAAGATTGGGCGAAGCCATCCTATCATTATCGTTTATCGGTATTATGTTATGGAGTCTCTTGCCCTTAGTATAAAAACAGGGGGGTGGAAGTCCCCCCACATAGGAATAGATTATGAACTTGATATATCAATACTGGGATGGTGAAGTAAAGGAGTCATGTCTTGCAGGTGTTAATGCAATGCGTGAGTACGCAGAACGCATTGGCGCTGAGTACATCTTCGAAGACAATCCCCAATTTCTCAGAACTCATTTCAAATACAACTTTGGAAACTACACACCACACTATGGTGCGTTCAAACCTATCTACGATACGGACTTCGACAAGTACGATAAGATCTTGTTCGCAGACACAGACGTATTTCCTGTAGATGGACTGACAGAAAATATCTTTGATTCGTTTACAGGTGAAATTGGTATCTGTGACGAACCCTT